TCGACGAGAACAAAGAAAAGGATACCGATGGCAATCCCGGCCTACACATCCTAGAAATGATACAGTTTGCAAAATCAGACTGGGTCAATGAGGCCAATCACGGACTCAGAAAGGACTTTGAAGACAAGGCGGTTTTATTTCCCTATTTTGATGCAGCAACAATCGGTCTTGCTATTTCTGACGACAAGCTGAAAGGTAGAGTCTACGATACTTTAGAAGATTGCGTGATGGAGATTGAAGAATTAAAAGATGAACTATCAATGATCATCATGAGTCAGACTCCTGCTGGACGAGACAAGTGGGACACGCCAGAGGTTAAGCTGCCGGGAGGAAGAAAAGATAGATTGCGTAAAGACCGTTACAGCGCTTTAATTATGGCAAATATGTCAGCCCGTACCATACACAGATATCCAGCTCCTCCCCCATATGAAATTGTTGGAGGTTTTGCTACTGGAGCAAGTAGTGATGGAGGCCCAGACTATAGCGGCCCATCATGGTTTACAGAAGGTGTTAAGGATGTTTATTGATTTGGTGTATAATATCATATAGATTAATTCTCAAATCATTTCAACTACAATTCGATTAAGGCGTATAATGAGCAATCTAATCAAAGACACCGAAAAAACACAGGCTTTTGTCACATGGTCAGACGATTCTGGCAAGGAAAAAGCTTTGTCCCAAGTTTCGGACAACATAGATCACTATGAAGGGGTTCAGAAGTCTTTAGGTGGTTTTCGTAGGTCTTTTTTAGATATAGAAACCAACCGCTCTGTCAGAACAGGCTTTACAAGAGAAGATTACAATCGCTTTAGAAGCGAAGAAGCCGTTCCCCAACTTCAAAAAGATGCCATACAGATGTGCATGACTGCCTATGACAAGGTTGGTATCATTCGCAATGTTATTGATCTAATGGGCGACTTTGCTTGTCAGGGAATAACTATCGTTCATCCAAACAAGAGAATCGAGAAATTTTTCCGTAAGTGGTTTGAAAAGGTTGGCGGAAAAGGTCGTTCTGAAAGATTTCTCAATACGCTTTATCGGTGTGGAAACGTAGTTGTAAAACGCCGAACAGCTAAAATTAACAAGAAAGTGGAAACCGACCTTCGCAAATCTCTCGGTCAGCCAGACATGTCAATAAAAGACCTAAAGGTTCCCAGAAGGGAAATTCCATGGGTCTACGACTTTCTTAACCCTCTCACTATCGAAGTGATTGGCGATGAGCTTTCGTCCTTTGTAGGCGAAAAAAGATATGCTATTAAGATCTCTAAATTGGTTAGAGGTTTGACCAGCAAGGGTATAAGCGGGTCTAACAATTATTCTCAGTTGGCGATGCAGCTACCTTCTGATATCAGAAAAGCAATCCAAAGTGGACAGTCTATCGTTCCCCTAGACCCTGACAAGCTCTCTGTCCACTACTACAAAAAGGACGACTGGTTGGTATGGGCCAACCCTATGATTTATGCCATTCTTGATGACATTATTATGTTAGAGAAGATGAAGCTTGCAGATATTGCTGCTCTTGATGGTGCTATTTCTAATGTCAGACTTTGGAGTCTTGGTGATTTAGACAATAAAATTCTACCAACTAAAAATGCTATTAATAAGCTCAGAAATATTTTAGCTAGCAACGTTGGTGGCGGAACTATGGATTTAGTTTGGGGGCCGGAATTAAAGTTTACTGAATCTAGTACACAAGTATATAGATTTTTGGGAAAAGAAAAATATGAACCGGTTCTTACCAATATTTACGCTGGCCTTGGTATTCCCCCTACCCTCACCGGCATGGCCGCTGGTGGCGGCGGTAGTTTTACCAACAATTTCATTAGCCTTAAAACTCTCGTCGAAAGACTAGAGTATGGTCGAAACGTCTTAATTGACTTTTGGTCTGAAGAGATTGAGCGAGTTCGCAAGGCTATGGGTTTCAGGCTTCCGGCCCGTGTTCATTTCGACCAGATGGTTCTTGCTGATGAATCAGCAGAAAAGAACCTACTCATTCAGTTGGTTGATAGAAATATTATTAGTGCCGAAACCGTTGTAGAGCGGTTTGGTGAAATTCCAGAAATTGAGAAAATTAGGATTCGTAGGGAAGAAAAAGAAAGGTCTAGGGAAACCATGCCTCAGAAATCTGGGCCTTATCATAATCCTCAACATCGCAACGACCTTGAGAAGATAGCTCTTACAAAGGACGCAATTTCTCCAGAAGACTTGGGCTTGGTTCCTTCTACAGAAACAGGAGACCATCCGCTTACTAGCCCGGATGATCGTCGTAGTGATGAACAGATTGAGGACAAGAAAGACGAGCAAAAAGACAAACAGGACGAAAGAGAAGAGAAGAAGCTTGACAAACGTGCTGACAAGCAAGAAGAGTTTAATCCTGTTGGAAGACCAGAGGATGGTAGACCCAAAAACGCTAAGGATAAGCAAAAGAGAAAACAAAAAGAGGTCAAACCTAGAGAAACTGTAAACTCTAGTTTCATAAACCTATCTCTATGGGCCACCAAAGCACAAAAGGATATTGCTGATATTGTGCATAAACCTCTCTTAGCATTTTATGGTAAGAAAACGCTTAGAGGTCTTACTAAGACCGAGATAGACCAACTAGAGTATATTAAGTTATGCATACTCTGTAATCTAGAACCTTACATGGATGTTGATGCCGATATAGTGAATAAGATTTTGAAGAACCAGTCAGAAGCCGACACAACTGTAGCGTCCGTGATTTCTGATCTTAAAAAAGATTTCTCTGAGAGAAATGATAGACATCCCAGCATAGATGAAACCAGACAGATTCAAGTTTCGGCTTATGCTACTATCTACAGCAATTAGTATTTTTTAGATTTATTTTGTCTTATGGTGTATATTCTTATGAGGTGATCATCATGAATATTCCGATCTATAAAGCTGAAATACAAGATGGCTTGGCAGATGCTATTAAAGCAAATGCCAGCATTGCTTACGTTTCACCTGTCAGTACTTATATACCGAGCAGAAAACAAGAAGAAGCAGCAAAGGTCATCGCCTACAATTTTAAGGCAGAAGCTGATAATAAGGATCAGTTCGATCTTTATTATATCAACTCTGTTTTGGTTTCTACTGGATGGAATAAAAATGACGACGTATTTGATCTAAGGGAGACTTGGGCTGCTAGAAAAAGCCCTGAAGACAAGCAATTTAATTTTATGCATGACGAGACCGATATTATTGGTCATATCACATCAAATATTGTTGTTGATCAGACAGGCAACGTCATTCCTGACGAAGCACAATCCGAGACGCTTCCTGATAAATTCGACATTATAACCAGCTCCGTTTTGTACAATAGTTGGACTGATCCAAAATTAAGTGCAAGAATGGAAAAGTTAATTGCCGAAATTGAAGAAGGCAAATGGTTTGTTAGCATGGAAGCCCTATTTAATGGGTTTGATTTTGCTATTGTTGATCCTCAAGGAAATAACAAAACTATTGCAAGAAATGAAGAATCCGCTTTCTTGACTAAATATCTTAGGGTTTACGGAGGAGAAGGAGAATATGAAGGACACAAAATAGGTAGATTATTACGGAATATAACTTTTTCTGGAAAAGGTCTTGTCAGTAACCCCGCTAATCCTAGAAGTGTGATAATTACTGATGCTGATCCTTTCCTAACTAGTGAGGCATATGCATTTACTCAATCTAGTTTACGGGAGAATCAAATGTCAGATATGTTAGAAAAACAGGTCGCAGACCTCAAAGCTGAATTGGTCGAAGCCAAGTCCGCTTCCGAGGCTCTTAAGGCCGAAATTTCATCCCAAAAGGATGAAGAATTTAAGACAAAAATTGAAGCTTTTGAAGCCGCTGTTGCCGAAAAAGAAGCCATTATTGTCCAACTAAATGAAACTGTTGAGGCTAATACAGCCAAAACTGCCGAACTTGAAGAGTCTCTTGCTGCGGTTCAAACCGAGCTGGAAGCTGCTCAAGCTCAAATCTTAGCCCATGAAGCAGAAGTGAAAGCTGCTGCTCGTAAGGCTCTGCTTGCTGAGGCTGGCTTTGACGAGGAAGAAGCTGAAGAAGCTCTCGCCAAGTTTGCCGAGGTCAGTGACGAACTTTTTGAGGAGTTCGCTGGCTACATGAAGAAGAAAGCCAAGCACCCTCCGAAGAAAGACGACGAAGAGGACGAAGAAAAAGATGACGAAGTAGAAGCTTCTGAAGAAGAAGCTGAAGCTGAAGTCGTTGAAGAAGTGGAAACCGAAGAAACAGACGAAGCAGAAGCTGAAGCTGAGACTGAGGTATTGGAAGACGTTGAAGAAGAAGCAGAGGCATCTATGGCTGACGCTGGCGATAATGCCAACGAAGCCCGCACCAGTGCTAGTAACTGGCTAGAGTCCAATGTTCTTCGTACAACTGCTGGCCTCCAAGAATAATTTAATTTATAAGGGAGAATAGAAATGGCTCTAAAAGCTGATAGAAATGAACTCGATGTCGATATTTCTTTTTTCTGCAATGACGCTGACACGACTCCTCGTGGTGGTATTGTAGTTATTGACACCGTTGGCTCTGGTGCAGCAATGGATCAAGCTGGCGCAAAAGTAAAGTACGCTGCGGCGAACGGTAGTTCCGTTCCGGTTGGTATTCTACTCAATGACGTTGTTAACCTTGACCTCACTCGCCAACATATTAATTGGCATAAAGATGAAGTCCAAAAGGGCGGCAAGGTTAGTATCTTAAAGAAGGGTACGATTGTTACGAACATGGTTGATATTTCTGACCATGGTAGTGCAATTACGGCTGGACAAGTTGCTTACGCAAGCTCAGGTACTGCTGGATATCTCAGTAATACCTATGCTCATGACGTGGGTGACGACGAAGCACTGGCTGTTGGCCGTTTTATGTCCACTAAGGACGAAGATGGCTATTACAAGGTTGAAATTAACCTGCCTAACCACGGTTAAAACAAACATTCCTGAATAGGAGATAATAAAATGAGTAGAATGACTCGACCAGACGATCAATTTATTGATCTAATCAAGCGCTCTGGTAGTGCGGACAAGGCTGAAGCTCTTGTAGCTCAGCACGAACTCGCTACCGCTTTAGAAACTCCCCTTCGTAAGGGTGTTTTGGTGGGCGATGTTCTCGATGGTATTTTCGAGAAAATTAATATGGAACCCGGAACCGCTGCCGAGTTCCCATTAGATCTTCTTGCCCCCGGTGAAGAAAATAGCCATGTGGCTTATACCAACCCCGGCCACGGTCGTATCCCAGAGCGAGCGGTTGAAGGCGATTACGTTATGGTTCCGACCTACAGCGTAGCATCTTCAATTGACTGGCTTTTGCGATATGCTCGTGAAGCACGTTGGGATATTGTTGGTAGAGCTATGCAGGTTCTCGAAGCCGGTTTTGTCAAGAAGATGAACGACGACGGTTGGCACACATTGCTGGCTGCTGGTGTTGATCGTAACATTTTGGTTTACGATGCTGACGCCTCTGCTGGTCAATTTACCAAACGTCTCATTTCTTTGATGAAAACTGTTATGCGCCGAAACGGTGGCGGTAACACGGGTTCATTGAATCGTGGCCGTTTGACCGATGCCTACCTCTCGCCGGAAGCTCTTGAGGACATCCGCAATTGGGGCATTGATCAGGTAGATGAAGTAACACGTCGCGAGATCTATCTTGCTGGTGACGATGGTGCTGCTATCACTCGTGTGTTTGGTGTAAACCTACACGACATGGATGAAATTGGCGAATCCCAAGAATATCAGGTGTTCTTCACCGATCAGCTTGGTGGTAGCCTTGGCCCAAGTTCTGACGTTGAACTTGTGGTTGGTCTTGACCTTTCAGCCAACGATAGCTTTATCATGCCAATCAAGCAGGACGTTCAGATCTTTGAAGACGACTCTCTTCATCGTCAGCAACGCGCCGGTTTTTACGGCTGGGCAGAGCTTGGATTTGCTGTACTCGATAACCGAAGAATCCTTCTCGGCTCCTTCTAATCGACTAGCGTGTCAGGCCATAATAAACCGTCCCCAGAGTAATTTTTGGGGGCGGTTTTTTTTATCTGGTGTATAATAATATAAGACATTCGCACTACAATACGATTGAACTACTATGGCCAATAAAAATAAACCAGATCTTAAGGTTTTTGTAGACACTTATCTTCCCGATAATACATCTGCACAGATTAGCCCGAAAGACATTAGGGATTCTTTTTATCACGTTATTGACTCTTCTGCGAGTATAGATACAAATGTAACTCCAGAAAGTAGTGGAGTTGCCTTTTGGGTTAGTGGTAGTGGTGTTTCGTATAAAAATAATTTTGTGTGGGATTCCAGTAATAATAGACTAGGTATTAACGCAGCTATTCCTACTGACCCTGTTGATATAAATGGTGGTTCTATAAGAATCAGAACCAGCAATCCTCCTTCTTCTTCTAGCGAATCTTGTTACCAAGGTGAAATAAGATGGGGGACAGATAGCGGAACGAGTTACTTATATGTATGCGTTTCCGATGATACTTGGAGAAGAATGGAATTAGCACCCTTTTAGAAAGGATGACAAAATATGTCAGCTTTAACAAACTATCTAGAGAACCGGCTAATAAGCCACGTTTTAAGAAATCAGGCTTATACCACCCCCGGAACCAGCGTTTATATTGGTTTAATTAAGTTCTATGAATCAAGCAAACTTGAAACCAGTAGCACAACCCAAGAAGTAGCGACCGGATCTTACGCGAGAACACAACATACCGACTGGAGAAGTCCTATCACTGTCGGTACGTCTGGAGTTATCGACAACAATAGTGCTGTGACATTCCCAACAGCTACAGCAGACTGGGGAATGGTGTCTGGCGTATTCATTGCAGATGCTGCGACCGCCGGAAACATTTTAA